ACGAGCGGCACCATTGGCGGCTCGACCGCTTTCAATACAACTGGAGCCATCACTACGACCGCAGGTTTGACTGTCGGAGGCGCGTCAAATCTGAACGGTGACGTGACGGTGGGAGACACCGGCGCTGATGTTCTAACACTGAACACTCTGGCGGTGTACATACCGAACAATTTGAATATCGACACCAATACCCTTTATATCAATTCGTCCACTAACCGTGTCGGTATTGGCACGGCAACGCCTTCCACGGCTCTCGATGTCTCTGGCACTGTCACCGCGACAACTGTAGCAGCGGCAACTGTTAATGCAGGGGCGCTTAATAGCAGCGGCAACACGGCTCTTGGTGATGCCTCTTCGGACGTGCTGACTATCAACGGCACCGGCGTCACACTGCCCAACGGGCTCAACTTCGATAGCAATACGCTTGTCATCGACGCAGCGAATAACAGAGTCGGCGTGGGGACCAATACCCCGACAGTCGCCCTAGACGTAGTAGGCGCTGCGAAAGTCTCGACTGACTTGACTGTGAACGGCAACACCACATTGGGTGATGCGACAACAGACACGGTGACGGTAGCCGGAAACCTTACCGTCAACGGCACGGGATCGGTTAAAGTCGCGTCCGGTACGACGGCGCAACGTCCTGGGACGCCTGTAAACGGTATGATCCGGTACAACTCGGATCTAGCGGCATTTGAAGGCTACCAAGCGGGCGCATGGTCGGCAATCGGCGGCGGCGGCACTGTCGATAAGATCACGCAGGCATCCCATGGCTTCGCAGTCGGCGACGTGCTTTATTTGAACGTCTCGACATATACCAAGGCGCTCAATACGGCGGCCTCGACGGCGGAAGTCGTCGGTGTCGTCTCTCGCGTAGTAGACGCCTCTAACTTTGAACTGACTCTCAGCGGTGAGATCACCGGCCTAGTCGCGGGCTCCTACGTCGATGGGTCTGGCACGCCTCTTGGATCGTTACCAGCGGCGGGCGAAGTCGCCTTCTTGTCGCAAGTCGCGGGCAAGTTAACCATTGTCGAGCCTACTGTCGTCGGTAGCGTCTCGGTGCCTGTAGGTATCACTTCCGGATCTGGCACGCTGTATGTCGCTCCCAAGCGCGGTGTTGTCGTAGGCGGTGCAAATGCTCGCACGCAATTGACGCTTGCGAACAATACGACGGCCACAATTCAGAATATGGCGGGATACGACGCTGGCGAATTGGCCGGTTGGATTTATATCGACGCGACCACTGACTATCGCTTTTACGTGCAAGCGCAGTTTGTAAAAGGCGCCAACGGCAATTATGCTGTTTCGTATCAAACCTCGGGCGACACGCCTCCCGCTGGTTTCTCGATCTCCATGACCAACGGTGGCCTACTGCAATACACCATGCCGAACGTTGCAGGATTCAGCGCGGTTAACTCGGTTATCAACTACGCGCTAAATGCGCCAGCGGTGGGGACTAACTTTCCTCTTTCAGTGGACGCTAGTGCTGTGGCCAGCGGTACTTTGGCAGCGGCTCGATTGCCCGAAGCAAGTGCGAGCGCAAGCGGAATTGTTAGTACAAGTGCACAGACGTTTGCCGGTAACAAAAAATTCAATAATCAACTTTCCGTAGGTACTGACCCTCTTGGCTCTGCAAATCTTAGTGTAAATGGAAATATTACAACTCTTGCAACAAGCAACACTATTCCAAGCGTTATCGGGCCAATTAATGCAGACAATTCATCGGTTGAATTAAAAGCCGGATCAACAGCGGCGTATTCGTCTATTTTTGTGGCGGCAAACTGGAATGGCACCACAAATACAGGCGGAACGATCAGTCTCCGTGTTGCTGGAGCGGAAAAAGCAAAATTAGACGGAAACGGCGTATTTTATGCGGGCTCATTTTCTAGTACCGCTGGACAAAACGCGACGTATCAAGGAGACCGAATAAGTTATAATAGTGGTCCATTTTATGTACTTAACAACGCTTCAACTGGCGTTCGTCTTGATAACGGCGCGACATCGTGGTCAGCACAATCGGATGAACGAATAAAGAAAAACATTCAGCCTTTGGAATATGGTTTGAATGATTTGATGCAAATTAATCCCGTTCGTTTTGACTATGTGGTTGACGAATCGGACCAATCGAGTCGCATCGGTTTTATTGCGCAAAATGTTAAGCCAATTGTGAAAGAGTGCGTCAGCGAAGATGCAGACGGTACAATGTACATTGCCTCTCTTGAGATGATCCCGGTCCTAGTCAACGCTATTAAGCAATTGAAGTCCGATCTGGACGCAGCAAAAGCCGAAATCGAAGCACTGAAAGCAAGATAACTAACTAGGAGTCAATATGCCAACGGTACCTTTATTAGCGTCTGTTGCTGATTTAAGCGCCTCGGTGACATCCGGCGGCGCATCGCAATTAGTGCCAACTGGTACGGTGTTTCCGTTTGCCGGATCGACTGCGCCGACTGGCTGGTTACTGTGCAACGGTCAATCTGTATCGCAAACGACTTATGCCGACTTGTACAACGCTTTAGGAGGCGCGGCCTCGCCTTATGGTGGAGTCAGCGGTGGAAACTTTGCGGTCCCAGATTGCCGAGGTATTTTTATCTCTGGTACTGGAAGCCAAGCAATTGGCGGCATCACTTACACAAGAACGCATGGAGCCAAGCAAGGCGATTTGATGCAAGGACATGCTCACCGGGTAAATGCGAACAATGGTGCCGTAGGAGGTTTTGTAACAGCTCTAGCTAACAATTTGGCGGCGTCTTCAGATATTGGGACAAGTGCTGCACAAACTGATGGCACAAACGGAACGCCTCGCACAGGTGCCGAAACACGTCCCGCTAACATTGCAATGAACTACATCATCAAAACTTGAGAGGTAACTCATGTCTAATAGCGCAATCACGTTCAACACAGCGGGCCTAGCCTCTACGACTTCGCCGGGGCTAGTAGGGACAGGGGCTCAGACTTTTGCAGGAAAGAAAACTTTTCAAAACGGCGCAGCGATTGCGGGGGATATTAGTGGAGTAGCGATTGATTCAAACAACATTGGCTACACAATTAGTAATGCTCTCGCTGCTGATTACACAGAAACCGGCACAATAGCTGTCGTAATAAGCATTACCGTCCCGGTTGGGTGTTGGTTAATTTCACTTGCTGGCTCTTCAAACCTAGCGTCAACGTATTCTGCTGCTCCAAATACGGGGTATTTATATGGCGACATATATAATGGATCGGTCCAAATATTTGGAAGCATGATAATTAACGATCATACAAATTTTGGAACGACATTTACGGGGTCGGTAGTATCAACAGCCGGTATAAGTATGGTTGTACCATACGTCAATAATTCCGGATCAAATCAAACTATTTCGTTCAGAAGCGCATTTGCTAATAACGGTAGAAACGTAAGTGGCAAAATTTTAACATCGACACGTTTATCAGCAATTCGCATCGCATAACGAGGCCCCTAATGTTGAAATACCTTTTACCTTTGCTCCTTCTCTCATGTGGCCAAGAGCCTCGCAAAGTCGAGGTCATCTTGCCTAAGCCCGATCCGGCACCTTGCTTGTGTCCTGCATGCCCGATTGTGGCTCAACCAATGCCAACGCCTCACACTATGCCCAACTAGGAGTCAGTATGAATGACATGATGATGAAAGACGGCGACATGGAAGCAAAACTATCCAAGATAGCCGAGCTGAAAGAACTAATTTACGACATGCTCGCCGAGGGGACCTCGGAAGCTGAGATAATGGACGAAATCAAGGATGCCGTATCCGGTGAAGGCGCTGAGTCTGAAAGTCCCGAAGTAGAAGTCGCGGAGGAAATGGGCGGCGATGAGATGAGCGAATTGCAGAAAATGAAGCGGGACTACTTCAAACCGAAGCCATCGGCTCCGAGAAACGGTACGGGCGTTTTTATCGCAGCTATGGAGAAAAAACAAGAGCCTAAAATGGCTGACATGCCGATGAAATCCTCCAAAATGGGCGGAAAAATGAGATGACAGTAACATCCGACAGATTTTTAGAGGGGCTAAAACGTCGGGTCACTATTCCGGCAAATCAGCCCCTCATGACTGACCAAAGTTTTCTCGATCTCGCCAATGACGTCATTCGGGATCGTATGGTGCCGCTGTTTCTGTCCTCGAATCAGAACTATTTTGTCACTTTCGTCGATCTGCCTATGACGCAAGGGGTCAAGAAGTATCCGATTCACTACCGCGCCATCGGTCGAGCCCTGCGAGACTTGAAATTAAAGCATAGTCTCGACTCGATCCGCATGGTGGACATGCGCCTCATCGCATTGGAGGATGAACACCTATTCATTAATCAGACTTTGCCCACGGGATTCTACTTTTCCGGCGACTCAATCATGGTCGTACCGGAACCGAACGCCAACGTGTACATTTTGCGGCAATTCTTCAATTTACAGCCTAACAAAATGGTCACAATGGATAAGGCGGCCCGTGTCACGAGCGTGAGCGGCGACGTAGTGAGTATCGACGGCAAGCCTGACACCTTCCAAGCGGGCGTCTTGATCGATTTCATTCAGGGCAAGGCGGGATGCGGGACGCTTTCTTATGATGTGGCCATAGGTAGCGCCTCCTCGACGCAATTAGTCTTTGCCACGGGGACAGTACCGACCGACTTGGCAGCGGGCGACTATATTGCCTTGGCCCAAGAGTCGCCGGTCATGCAGCTACCGGACGAGGCGCAGCAATTACTGGAAACGTGTGTC